CCATTTTCTAAGTTCACCTGCTTTTACAACATTAGTTCCATCAGAATATAATGTGTAAGTGTGACCTTCACATAAAAGTACACCTGTTCCAGATGTAGTTTTAAAAGTTAAAGTAAAACCTGCGTGATCACATGCATCTTCAACAAGATAAGTTTTTTCAACTGAATCAGGAATAGTAACATTTAAATTACCTTCAAGAGTTCCAGTTAATTTAATAACTTCATTTTTACCATTTGATAAAGCACCATTTGTAAAAGTTAAAGCTCTAGATGCGTTAGTTACGTTAAATGCGTCGTAACCACCAATTGCTTGTTCAAGAATTAATAAGTTTGTATTTGTAATCTGTCCCCAAGTTCCTGAGTTTTCTCCAGTTGCTTGTACAGTTAATTTTAAATTAGCTGATGTTGAGTTTGCCATATTTTTAAATTCCTTATAACGTTTATTTTATAAAATTTATGCAGCTGTGTCAACTTCTGTCCAAGTAGGTGCTGTACCTGTATTTACTTGGTTCCATATTAGAGTTCTATTAGTTCCTTCGGCCATTGTCAAGCCTAAACCTGTTAAAGTTACCTTACCTTCTGCAATAATTGTAACACTTCCAAGGTTAGCTGACATAGCTATTCCAGTCACATCTGCAAAAGTTACGGCATCTAAAGTACCTACTCCAAGACCAGCTGCAAAACCTTCGCCAACAACGGTTACATTTGCCTCTCCAATAACTACTGTTCCAACAGCAAGAGAACCACTAAATCCAATACCGGTAACTGTTGCATCTGGAGCCGGATCCACGGTTCCTTCTTCTGCAGTCATTGCTTCACCGGTTACATCTACATTAGCTGTACCTGTAGCTGCCAGTGTTCCAACGTTAGCTGATAACGCTATACCTGTTAATTCTACACTTTCCCATTCACCAGTAGCACCCCATTCAAATTGACCCCAGAAGTATCTTCCCCAACCTTCTAAGTTGTATGCTTCGACACTACCAACAGAACCGGTTGCACCGATTCCTTGTAGCATTGCATCAGGACCAGCATCAGCTGTTCCTAAGTTTGAAGTTACACCAAAACCTGTTAATTCTATTTCAAATGATATTTCTATAGACTCATCACCTAAAGATGATGTTATTGGAATTCCAGTTGGAATAACACTTGCATTACCTGTAACTTGTGCAATAGAACCAACGTTAGCGGTTGCTTGTTCTCCAGTTGTTAATAAAGAACCAGTGATACCCCATGCAAAACTATTCCATTGTTGTCTACCCCAACCTTCAATATTGTAGGCATCAACAGTTCCAACAGAAGCCGTAACTGTATCTAGTCCAGTGACCATTGCGTCAGGACCAGCGTCAGCTGTTCCTAAACTAAATGTAGCACCAATACCAGCAGGATCACCTGTAGTAGCAATTACAATAGTTTCGTTTCCTTGATTTGCAGTAATATCAATTCCAGTTGGAATTACATCTGCATTAGCTTGTGAAGATTCATCGCCTAATGAAAAAGTTGCACCTATCCCAGTGACAGAAATGATATTATTATCATCTCCCCAAGAGTTACTACTCCATGTATTTGATCCCCAAGTACTGGCCATAGGATGTTACCTCCTATGTACTATTAACCAGAAATTCTTAGAATCGCTGCTGCTGTTGTAAAAGCTGGAAACTGAATTGTAAAAGTTCCTGATGTCGCTGTTTTATCCGCCCCAAAATCTAAAGCCGCAACAGCTGCATTAGTTGCAGTTGATGAAGTGTTATAGATTAAAGCTCCTCTAGCAGTCAACGTTACGCCAGTGAAAGACCTGTCAGCAAAATCAACTATTGCAACACCTGATGCAATTGAAGTATTATTACCTGTAAGCTTTCCACCGCCTGCTGAATATTGACCACTGTCACCAACTTCATTACCGGTTGTGTAAGAAGTAGTAGCAGAGTTTAGAGTAGCAGAGGAAGAATAAAGAGCTATTTTATAAACATCAGTACCAGTCGCAAATGAATGGTCCCCATCTAGTAACTGTTTTTTAAACGAGTTAGCAAGTGCTTGTGTTATAGCCATAGTTTATCTCCTTATTATTATTTTCCGACTCGAGGAACACCTGATTGATATTCATCTCGTCTTCGTCTTCCCATTTGTTCTATAGAGAAGCCTTCTACCACTTGTTTATACTTTCCTTCGTATAATTGCAAGAGATCATTTGGCCCCTTTAGAAAACTAAATGCTTCAACTAAGCATGCATATAATAAGCCATTGGGAAAATTTTGACTTAAGTATGTAGTAGTATTTGTACTTGATAAACCTTGATCTTTCAAGATATAATTTAATTGAATTTCATAATCAGAATCTGGAGTAGGAGCTACTACAATGGTATTTTGATCCCACATACTGTAATATTTTGGCTCTCCTGTAGCACCTGTAGAATTATATTCTGACATAAAACTTGTATCCCTATATTCTAAAAAATTTCTAGTACTACCTGATCCACCATTTACTATTTGTGCAGATCGAACTACTAATAAATTGTCAGGTGTATCAATAAATCTATTTGATGTTAATAAACTAGCCGTTGCATATCTTCTGTTATTATCAGAATCCACATCTCTTAAAATTCTAAATTCTGCATTTTCAATAAATCCATCTACAATAGTAGATGTTAAAACATTTGAATCTACTTCCGTATAGTCTCTAATTTTTTGTACTAATTCTGCGTATGTCATTATGTTGTTACCGTTACACTTCCTAATGAAACTAATGCCTGTCTTCTATTATTAACAGAAGATCCATTATCAGGTATCATACCATTGTTTGATTGAAATGCAAAGTCTCCAGGTAAAGTTAAATCTACAGTCATAAATCCACCATCTCCACTTTGAACTGTAAAAGTTTGTGGTCTTGCATTTAATAAACCTTGACCATCTGCTGTAGTTGGTTTTGGTTCTAACTGTGGATGCTTAGGTTCAAATTCTGAAATATGTACTCTTGATCCATTCCATTCAATAACCATTTCTTGATATGGAAATGCTTGTCCACTTCTATCTGAAATAAACTGTGCATATTTTCCTTTTGATAAATTAGACATTTGGATAATAATTTTTTGGAGTTATAAATGAACTTGATGAAGAACCATCTTCTTCTAATGCTCTTTGTAATTCATCTTCATACAATAGTTTCATTTGTTGAGTTAATTCTGGTTTAAATTTTTGTGATAAATAATACGCAAGTCCAGATACCATACATGGTACAAATCTATATGGTACATCTGCATTGTTTGAATAAGCCCCTGCATCCTGAATCCTGCTGACATAATAATAGTTTAACAGGTTTCCGGCTTCTGTGTTTCCGGGAGTTAAATATAAAGTAATTGTAACTTTATCAATAAATCTTTGTACAAAATATTGAGTAGGTGTTCCTGTTTGAGTTTTATTTGAAAGACCTTGATATGCAGATCTATTTATTTTTGTTAATGGAAAATCAACTCCAGATGAATTTCTATAAACAGCTTCTAAAATATCATCAACTCCATAAACAGCTGTGGCATCTGAAGTACCATCAGAAGTTGATCGATACATTGTATAATTATTTTGACCTGAAACTAATGTAATAGAATTATTTTTTACTTCCCAAAAATGCAAACCTCTATTACCCCATTCTTGAAACATTATGTTTAAAGAACGTCTTGCTGTTTTTATATCATTACCAGAATAATCAAATCGACCCATACGTTCATAGGCTTCAGTAATTATATCATCAATATAAAAACCTGATTCAAAGTTTGTTGTTCCAGAAGTTGCCATTTAAACCTCTTACTTATCTATCAATACAGTAGCTGCAACATCCGCACCGATTGCATTTACAGTCATAAAACCTTTAAATAAAATTCCATCTTCTGGAAGGTTAAATGCAAATACATCTCCTGCTGGACAACTGGATACAAATTGAGTTCCGTCTTCATCTTGTAAAGTAATTGACTGAGCAGCTGAAGCATTTGTATTTTCTACAATGATTCCTCTCAATCTAGTTCTTCCCGCGAAAACAGATCCAGTTGCTGTAAGTCTTACTGCTTTTACGTCACCTTTAGCTGCCATAATTTTTCTCCTTAAAATTTAAGGAGCCCCGAAGGGCTCCATATTAATTAACTTGCTGTAATATCAGTACCTGTGATTACTTGTTTCCAAGTTGTACCATTAGAAAAAGCGTAAACAGCATTTCCTGTGTATCCATTAGAAACGTAAATCATAACACCTTCATTACCAACTGCACTTAAAGTTTCTCCCGCTCTTGTGCCAGATGCGATAGTAACTGTAGATGCATTAGAAACAGTCCAAGGAACATTGCCACCTTGTTGAGTGTCATTAGCTCTTGTTGGAGTATTATTATTTGCTCCACCAATGAAACCGTTTAGGGCAACGACTGGTCCGTTAAATGTAGTTTGTGCCATAGTATCCTCCTAGTTAATTCCACATAGTCTCTAGGCCGTCGACTATACGCGTCTATGTAGAATATAATTTATGTATAGTGATTAATTTATATACTAGATTTTTATAGAGTGCAAGAGATCCCTAGGAATAACTAACTTTTCCAACGATGTATAAGTCCTAATTAACCAGCGTAAAGATGAATTTCACCATCTTTAGGATTAGTATGGACTTGTTCTTCCTGTTGCTTAATGATTGATCTAATTACTATTTTGATCTCATCACCAAGAACAGACATTTCAGGTGTTATTTGTCCTCTGTTTTCAAGAAACAACTCGTTCCATCTAGACTCGAGCTTCAGTTTCTTCGCGAACAATACCATGTTGTCCTGAGCCATTATTAACCTCCTCATAGGTTATATTAAAATCATTTCCGATACCTGGGTTTCGAAAATCATTCTGCTCCCATTTTATATCCGATTTTCCTAGAAAGTCAATAATAGGTTTATGTAGCTCTTCAGACGTATTTATTTCTTTATCGCTTTCTATTTCAAATTCAGTATGAAGTTTTTCAGTGAATATTTTTACTAAGTATTTATAAGTCATTTTTTCTTTCTATATTCTAAATGAGGCGGGATTGTGTCCCGCCTCAAATATTTTAATTATTATGCACCTGGTGATGCAAATACACCTCTATAGTCAGATACACCAAATGAGTATCTTTCTCTAGCTTTGTATCTTACGTTACCAGTATCGAAGTCGCCTTCCATAGCCGTTTTAATTGGGCTTCTGTCAAACATCTTCATTCCATTAGGTACATCTGTAATAATGTAGAACGCATCTGGGTCAGTTAAGAAATTGTTCACTCTGTAACCTTGAGGAACCATTCCCATAGAAACGATTGCGTTAACATCATTATCAGCAGTTCCGACTCTACCTTGAGATTTCATTAATCTCTCAGCAGTGAATTGTAACTCAGAAGGAATAATCATTTTAACACCTCTTGCAGCAATTTTTAGACCTCTTTCGTCTGTCATTGCAGCAATGTCAATTAATGATTGCTCTAATGAAGTTTCATTCAAGTCAGCAGCCGTTGCTAATGTGTTTGATACAGTACCAGAAATAGTTGGGTGGTTTGTTGCAAACAACGCCGAACCATCACCTGAAGTGAATGTACCGAAACCATTAATTAATGGTTGTACCGCTTTAACTTGTTTAGTGTTCGCCATAGATCTAGCTAATGCTTTTGTGTATCTACTAGCAAGTCTGTCATACAAGTTATCCTCAATAGCTTCTTCAGTAATTGCAAAAGCAAGAGCCACAGTTTCGTGTGTATATCTTGCAGTGAAAGTTTCTTGAGCATTGTCAAAAGTAACTCCACTTCCTTCTGCTTTAGTCTGAGCTTGAGCAAAACCTGATAACATAACTTCTTCTTCAAACGCTCTGTCTGAAGATTCAGTAGTGTAGATTTCAGCATGCTGATTCTCGTAACGTTTATATTCCAAGCCGAATAATGCATTCAAACCTGGCTCTAGTTCTTTGACTAGTTGTCCTCTAGATATCGCCATAATTATCCTCCTATTATATTCCGGCTTCTTGTTTCAAGAAGTGTTCGTTAATTGTAACGACCCAATTCACATTTGCTGATGTTAAATCGTTATTATCAGGATCTTTAGAAACACCGATAACCTTTAATTGGCCATCAGTAGTTGCTAGATCTGAATCATCTAACTCAACTTTTGAAACGTAGTCAGGTGAACTTCCTGCAGTGTATTCAATATTGGCTACATTACCAATATCAGTTTGTGCAGAAGCGCCTGTGTTGTTTGATTGAACTTCAAATCTTTCATAAGGATCATCAGAGATGAAACCTACGATATCAGTAGCTGTGTTACTAGCTGCTAAGTGATTTGCCCATGTTGGTTTACTTGTTGATGCGTCAGTATAGAAAACACCATTTAGTGATCCGATTAAAACATCACCTGCTGCCGCTACACCAATTGTACCAGTTGCTAACATTTCAACTGGGTCCCATTGATAAATAGCTGTTGCAGAAGCTGCAATGCTGTACTCAGATAAACCTTGATTGTCTCTATTCTGTCCGACTTTACCA